CCCTAACGAAAAAAGGAGTCCCGTTTCCTCTCATGCCACTAACAATTACACCAGACGTAGGAATACCACTACCATTTGATGTAACACCAGAAGAGGTAAAGGATTTTAGAAAGAAGGCAAAAGCAGCCTTTAACACTATCAAATCTCTACTAGATGCTGGCGCTCAGATGCCAGAATTAGACGAGGGTACATCCACACAAGCACACGAATTAATGGCACGGGAAAAACTCCCGGTTGCCAAGACACCACCCGGTGTAATAATAAAACTAGAAGCCTTGCTGACTCATTATGATCATGAGTTTCTAAATGCAAATGACAGGCTCGCAAATTATGTAACGAATAGATTATTGGAAGAAACTGAGAATGAAGATGCACGTTTTCGATTAAAGGCATTGGAGTTGCTTGGAAAGCGCAGAGGGGTAAACTTATTCTCAGAGCAACACGATGTCACAATAAGACAGAAACCTACCGAAGATATAGAAAACAGATTGAATCAGATATTGGGTAGGTATGTAACAGATGTAGAAACAGTGGAGGAGAACACTAATGAACTTTTAGAGAATGAATCAGATCACACCTCTACAGATTATCAAGAAGAATCCGCATCTACTAAGTAAGTTACCTGCTGAAGTAAAAGCAGAAGTAGCAGATTATTTAGAAGAGCTTGCAGATAGAGAACGGTCTGAAAAGGCTAAGAGTTCTTTCATGGAGTTTGTTACACAGGTCTGGCCTAGCTTTATTCATGGCGCACACCACAAGAGGATGGCAGGGGCGTTTGAAGAAGTGATGAGTGGACCATGTAAAAGACTTATCGTAAATATGCCTCCACGGCATACGAAGTCAGAATTTGCTAGTTATTTGTTGCCAGCATGGTTTTTAGGGAAGTATCCTGATAAAAAAGTAATCCAAACCTCGCATACGGCAGAACTTGCGGTTGGTTTTGGTAGAAAGGTACGAAATCTTGTCGATTCTGAAACGTATAAAAACATATTTCCAGACGTTGGACTTCAGGCTGACTCAAAGGCGGCTGGGCGTTGGGCTACCAACAAGGGAGGAGACTACTTTGCTATCGGTGTTGGAGGCGCTGTTACGGGTAAAGGTGCGGATGTCCTCATCATTGATGACCCTCATTCGGAGCAAGAAGCAGCGCAAGCCGAAATAAACCCTGAAATCTACGATAAAACCTACGAATGGTACACATCTGGTCCTCGACAGCGTCTACAACCGGGCGGAGCGATCATAATTGTTATGACAAGGTGGTCAAAAAGGGACTTAACAGGTCAAGTTATGCGTGCTGCAGCGCAAAGAGGTGGTGAAGATTGGAAAGTTATAGAATTTCCTGCGATTTTACCGAGTGGTAACCCACTTTGGCCTCAATTTTGGCCTCTAATCGAGCTAAATGCACTAAAAGAAGAGCTACCTAACTCAAAATGGATGGCTCAGTACCAACAAAACCCCACATCTGAGGGTTCAGCCATTGTAAAACGAGAATGGTGGCAGATTTGGGAGAAAGAAGACCCACCTGCTTGTGAATTTGTCCTACAATCTTGGGATACAGCGTTTGAAAAGAACAATCGAGCAGACTATTCAGCCTGTACTACATGGGGTGTGTTTTATAAAGAGGATGATACAGGTGTGCCACAGGCTCAGATTATGTTATTAAATGCGTTTCGCAGAAGAATGGAGTTTCCAGAGCTAAAAAAAGTTGCTTTAGAAGAGTATACGGATTGGGAACCAGATTCTATAATAATAGAGAAGAAAGCATCGGGCGCTCCGCTAATTTATGAGATGAGAGCGATGGGAGTGCCTGTGCAGGAGTTTACTCCTAGTAAAGGTAACGACAAAATATCACGATTAAACGCAGTTTCAGATTTATTCGCTTCGGGCAGAGTATGGATACCCAACACAAACTGGGCAGAAGAGGTTGTAGATGAAGTAGCAAGTTTTCCTGCAGGAGAGCATGATGACTATGTGGACTCAACTTCTTTAGCAATGATGAGATTTAGAAAAGGTGGGTTTATACGCACTCTTCTTGATGAAGAAGATGAAGCACCAAATTATAGAAGGCACAGAGAGCCTTACTACTAAGGATAAAATATGGCAATTAATAATATGGAAAAACCAATGGAACCCACAGACTTAACTCAAGTTATGGGAGAGCCTGATATAGAGATAGAAATCGAAGATCCAGAAAAAGTTACAGTTGGTATCGGGGATATGGAGATCGTTATAGATCCAGATGCAGAAAGCGATGATGATTTCAACGCAAACTTAGCAGAGGATATGAGTGACGAAGAATTACAGACTATATCCACAGATCTTCTTAATGATTTTGAAGAGGACTTATCTAGTCGGAAAGACTGGATGCAAACATATGTAGATGGTCTTGATTTACTGGGTCTGAAGCTAGAAGAAAGAACCGAGCCTTGGCCCGGAGCTTGTGGTGTACATCACCCACTGTTGACAGAAGCACTTGTAAAGTTTCAATCAGAAACAATTATGGAGACATTTCCTGCACAAGGACCTGTTAAAACACAGATTATTGGAGAGCAAACCAGAGAAAAGAAAGAAGCAGCTAACAGAGTAAAAGCTGATATGAACTATCAGTTAACTGAGAAGATGGTTGAGTACAGACCAGAACATGAAAGAATGTTGTGGGGTCTTGGTTTATCTGGTAATGCGTTTAAAAAAGTTTATTACGATCCTAGCTTAGAAAGACAAGTTTCTATATTTATACCAGCAGAAGATATTGTTGTACCGTACGGTGCATCTGACTTAGAGACAGCAGAGCGGGTAACTCACGTGATGCGTAAGACACCAAATGACTTAAAAAAATTACAGGTATCTGGATTTTATAGAGACATCGAGTTAGAAGAACCAACAGATTATTTAGATGAAGTAGAGAAAAAAATCGCAGAAAAAATGGGATTCTCTGCTTCTCATGATGACCGATACAAAATCTTAGAGATGCACGTAGATTTAGACTTGCCGGGATATGAAGACAAAGACAAAGATGGAAAAACAACAGGCATAGCTCTACCATATGTTGTGACCCTTGAAAAAGGCACTGGCACGATTCTTGCAATTCGTAGAAATTACCAACCAGACGATTCTGCTAAGAAAAAGCGTAACCATTTTGTTCATTATGGGTATGTCCCAGGGTTTGGTTTTTATCATTTTGGTTTAATACATCTAGTAGGAGCTTTTGCTAAATCAGGCACTTCACTCATACGACAACTTGTTGACGCAGGTACGTTATCTAACTTACCCGGTGGATTTAAAACTAAAGGTCTACGAGTAAAAGGTGATGATACACCAATTAGTCCAGCAGAGTTTAGAGATGTGGATGTACCAAGTGGTTCAATAAAAGACAATATTATGCCGCTCCCATACAAAGAGCCAAGTCAGGTGTTATATAGTCTATTGGGTACGATTGTTGATGAGGGCAGAAGATTCGCCAGCGCAGCAGATTTAAAGATATCTGATATGTCAGCGCAAAGTCCTGTAGGGACAACCCTAGCTATATTGGAGAGAGCGTTAAAAGTTATGTCTGCCGTACAGGCTAGAGTTCACTACTCTATGCGTCAGGAGTTTAAATTACTCAAAGAGATAATTAGAGACTACACACCGGATAAATATAATTACAAACCTGAGACTGCTTCACCTGTAGTAAAGAGGTCAGACTATGACATGGTAGAGGTGTTACCTATATCTGATCCTAATTCTTCTACAATGGCTCAAAAAGTAGTGCAGTATCAGGCTGTTATGCAAATGGCACAGGCTGCGCCGCAGATTTATGATTTACCCCGTCTCCATAGACAGATGTTAGATGTATTAGGGATTAAAGATGCTGCAAAGCTTGTGCCTCTTGAAGATGATCAAAAACCAAAAGATCCTTTGACAGAGAATATGAACGCATTGAAAGTTAAGCCTATGAAGGCATTTATGTATCAGGATCATGACGCACATATATTGTCACACATGAATTTTTTAAACGATCCTATCGTAGGACAACTTCTTGCTCAGAACCCTAAGGCTAAACTCATAGCAACAAATATACAGGCGCATGTAGCAGAACATCTTGGATTTAAATATAGGATGGATATTGAGAAGCGAGTGGGCGCTCCTTTACCAAAACCAGACTCAGATTTACCAGAGGATATGGAATTAGAGGTATCAAGACTTATAGCTCAGGCTTCCAGTCAGTTGTCTCAAAACAACATGGCACAGGTTGCTCAACAAAAAGCACAGCAACAGGCACAAGATCCTATTATCCAGATGCAACAGCAAGAGCTACAACTTAAAGCTCAAGATGCTATGCGTAAGGCTCAGAAAGATCAGGCAGATATTGCTCTTAAACAAGCTCAGATTGCTGTGGAGCAAGAAAGAATTGCTTCTCAAGAACGACAAGCCCAGCTTAATACACTGGCAAAGGCAGCTACAGATGACGCTAAACTAGAGGAAAAACAATCTAGTCAGGTAGTGAAAGCATTGGTGGAAGAGCAAAAGATTGAGAATCAGGCTGATAATGCGATAGCACAAACATTATTACAACAGGCCTTAAATCAACAGCCTACAGAGCAACCTACAGAACCCCCACCACCTGAGGAGAAACAATAATGGATGGGTTGGAGTTATTACTAGAGAAGTTTGAAAACGAAATATCAGAGATAAAAGATAATATGGCTGACGGATCAGCTAAGTCTTATGAAGAATATCAAAAGTTTTGCGGTATGGTTAAAGGTCTTGCCATCGCAATTAATCACGTAATAGACCTGCAAGAAGCAAATAGAGAGGGTGAATACGAGGATGACGACTGAAAATGAAGAAAAAGCTAAACAATTACCAGAACCTTCTGGGTATCACATTTTATGTACAGTACCTGATGCCGAGGAGAAGTATGATAGTGGTCTATTAAAAGCTGACACTACGAAGCATTTTGAAGAAGTTCTTAGCACTGTATTTTTCGTAATTAAACTTGGACCTGATTGTTATCAAGACAAAGATAGGTTTCCAAGCGGTCCTTGGTGTAAGGAGGGGGATTTTATTTTAGCCCGACCAAACTCAGGAACCAGAGTGAAAATACATGGCAAAGAGTTTCGATTAATTAACGACGACAGCGTGGAGGCGGTAGTACAAGATCCACGAGGAATATCACGAGCATAGGAGATGAAAATGGCTGAAGAGCAAAACTTACCTAACGAAGAGGATGTTAAGAAACCTGAAGCTGCTTTAGAGGCAAAGGCGTCTGATGTTGAGATAGAGATTGAGGATGATACTCCTGAAGAGGATCAGAACCGGAAAAATCTACCCAAAGAGTTAGTCCATAAATTAGAGTCTGATGAACTTGATGATTACGATGACAAAGTAAAAGACAAGATTTATCAGCTCAAAAAAGTCTGGCACGATGAGCGTCGTGAAAAAGAGCGGATAGCAAGAGAGAATGCAGAAGCTATAAGAGCAGCTCAAAAGTTAAGAGAAGAGAATAAGCAACTAAAAGCAAATTCTGAAAATAACCAGACAGAGTACTTGAAAGCTATTGAGTCTGCTGCTGATTATGAATTGTTAGCTGCGAAACAAGCTTATAAAACTGCTCATGATGATGGCGATACTGACAAGATGACAGAAGCCCAGCAAAAGATAAGCGAAGCTACATATAAAAAAGAAAAAGTAAATCAATACAAAACTTCTTTACAAAATAAAGAAAATGATGTAAAACAAGAAGATAAAGATACACCCGCTGCTCTACCACCTGACGCAAAGGCTGTGGAATGGCAGAAACAAAATGACTGGTTCGGACAAGACGAAGAAATGACGAGCCTTGCGTTGGGGTTACATGAAAAGTTGGTAAGACAAAACGGCAGTTCTTACGCAACAACAGACGAATACTATAAACGAATTGACGAAACCATGAGAAAAAGGTTTCCAGAGCATTTCGACGTTGAAGAAGTAGAAACGAGAGAACCTACTAAATCAAAACCTGCGGCAGTAGTTGCTCCAGTAACACGAACAACTTCATCAAAGAAGATACGATTGACAACGTCACAAGTAAATTTAGCGAAAAAGTTGGGGTTGTCGCCAGAGCAATATGCTAAAGAAATGATTAAATTGGAGAATAGAAATGGCTGAAAACAGATTATCTCGTGAATTACAAAACAGAGCTTCAAAGGAAAGACCAAAAACTTGGAAACCTCCTTCTACGTTACCGGAAGTTATTCCGTTACCCGGATTTAACTATCAATGGAAAAGAATAGCTATATTAAACGATCCTGATCCTAGAAACATATCTATGGCTCTTAGAGAAGGGTATGAAATGGTTAAAGCAGAAGAGCAACCACATATGAAAATAGTGGCTGACTCTAATTCCAGATATCCCGGTTGTATAGAAATAGGCGGACTTGTACTTTGTAAAATTCCTACAGAGCTTGCTAAACAGCGTAATGACTATTATTTAGAGAAAGCTGACCAACAAATGCAGTCTGTAGATAATAATCTTATGCGACAAAGCGACCCAAGAGCGCCGATATTTAAGGAACACAAATCCACGGTGTCTTTTGGAAAAGGTAAATAATTTTTAATTGGAGAAATTAGATGGCAACCACTGCTGCATATAAAGGGTTAGTACCAGTCAATTTGATTGGTGGCGCACCCTACAATGGCGGAGCTATGAGGGAGTATAAAGTTGCTTCCAATAACAGTGCCGCTATGTTCGCTGGTGATCTCATTGCATTAACAACTGCAGGGCAACCTGCTGCTTTAACTGCTACTCCTACAGCCGAAGATATTAATGCTGGTGCTGACGCACAAGCTGGTACTATGGGTGTTATGACGGGTTGTAGATATGTTGATGCTAATGGCGTTCAGCAATTCGCCCAGTTCCTACCTGTTAATTCTATTACAGGTGGGTTTTCTGATGTCCATATTTTTGTTAATGATGAACCACGTCAGTTGTACAGAGTTGTTGGAAGTGCTGCTTTAGGTACATTCAACAGTGGTACAGACGGATCAGGGTTTCCGGGAGCGATTGGTAAAAATGCTCAATTAGGTAACTTCTCTTCTGGAAGTACAACAACTGGTAATTCAGGAGTGAACCTTCTTGTAGGCACTAATGGTGCTGGTTTACTAACTACTAATACATTCGCAGTGAGAGTTGTTGATGTAGTTAGAGGTACTGAAAGCGAAGCTTATCCTGAGTTTATCGTTAAGTTCAACGTTGGCGTACACTCGTATGACAACTCATTAGGCATATAAGGAGATTTTTAAATGGCGATTTCAAGATCACAATTACTAAAAGAACTCCTTCCCGGCTTAAATGCTTTGTTTGGTTTAGAGTATGCCAAATATGGTGAAGAGCATAAGGAGATCTATGAGCAAGAGACTTCTGAGCGTTCGTTTGAAGAAGAGACAAAGCTTTCTGGCTTTGGAGCAGCCCCAGTAAAATCTGAAGGCGCAGCTATCGAATACGATAACGCACAAGAAGCATTTACAGCTCGCTATACGCACGAAACTGTTGCTATGGGCTTTGCGATAACCGAAGAGGCTTCTGAAGATAATCTTTATGATAGTCTTGGCGCTCGTTATACAAAGGCTTTGGCTCGTGCTATGGCTTACACAAAGCAGGTTAAAGCTGCTGCAGTTTTAAACAAAGGCTTTACTGGAACAGGTAATCCTACCTATGGTGACGGAAAAGTATTGTTTGCAACTGACCACCCACTAGTTTCTGGTGGAACAAACAGCAACCGTCCTACAACAGGCGCAGACTTAAATGAAACATCTCTTGAAGATGCGGTAATTCAAATTGCAGCTTGGACAGACGAGCGTGGTTTGTTAATTGCAGCTAAACCAAGAAAGCTAATTATCCCTCCTGCACTTCAGTTCGTGGCAACACGTATACTTGAAACACAGCAGAGAGTAGGAACAGCAGATAACGATATTAACGCTATTGTGACAACTGGAGCTATTCCAGAGGGTTACACAGTTAATCATTATCTAACTGATACTAACGCTTTCTTCTTAACAACTGATGTACCTAATGGATTGAAGCACTTTGTTCGTGCGCCTATGGCGACTTCTATGGACGGAGACTTTGATACAGGTAACGTACGTTACAAGGCTCGTGAGCGCTATTCATTTGGCGTATCTGATCCTTTGGGTATGTTTGGTTCTCCGGGAGCTTCGTAAGAAGTTTTCACTTGGGAAAGGGAGCGTTTTGCTCCCTTTTTCTTTTTCTTATCTACTCTTTCTTGATGGTGAAGCTTTCTATGACAGTTAGCGCACAACACCATACACTTTTTTATTTCTTCATAGGCTTCTTTGAAATTGTGATTTGACACTAATTTATTAACTGGCCTATTATCTTTACTTCTTTTTATATGATGAAAATCTATAGTGGATATGTGTCTTTCTCCACATATTTCACAAGATAAAGATTCTTTAAATTCTAACCACTGTTTTTTCAGTCTTTTTTTTCTTTCTTTATTTCTCCTAAGATATGTATCTTTATTTTTTAAGTAGTGATCTCTTTTATACTGTTTTCTTTTTTCATCATCTGTCATAGTCTTTTAGCCCAATAGATTGAATTTTCATTACCCCAAGGGGAGCTTGGATATATTATTTTGTACTTACATCGTATTAAGGAATTACTGGATGCAGGATTGTCAGTTGATGTATCCGTTATAATCCATGTATGTCCTTTTTTTCTACTAAATCGTTCTCTTCTACGAATTAGTGATTTTTGTATACCCAAACCTCTATTATCTGGATGCACACAGCAGCGAGATAAATATGCTGTATCTAACCATTGTCTTGATGGAGTAATTAAACCAAAAGCTATTAGTATTTTGTTTTCATATACTAAAAACCATTCTCCTTCTGGTTCTTCAGACGGTGTAACTGGGTCATCAGCAGGTAGAGACAGTTTTTGTAAGAAGATTAGTTGATTTACTTGTTTTTGGTTTAAATCTAAAGAGTTAACTCTCATGATAATTTGTTGTGTTGCATTTGATGTATTTTAATGGTATAAGAAGTAAATATCTAGGGTTAATCTACACACTTAACTGACCTAGCAGACATAGTAGAGAAAGTGTGTATATGTGCTACTACACAGGAGAAATAAATGGGTACAACTACCTTTTCTGGTCCAGTTAAGGCCGGAACAATCAAAGACACAACAGGCACGACTGTAGGAACTGACGTAAATAACGTTGGTTTTGTACTAATGGCTCAGTCAGCAGTAATTGATATTACTGGCACGACCGCTACAACCACAGTTGGTGTTATCCCAGCAAATTCTAAAATTACAGAAGTGATGTTAAACGTTGTGGAAGCTTCAAACTCCCCTTCAGCAGCTACGGTTTCAGTAGGGTTTTCAGGAGCAACAACAGCTTTATTAAACGGGACAAACGCTAAAGCCGCAGCTTTAACATACAGCACAGGTATGGCTACCGCTTCTATTAATATAGGAACTGTTGATCGCACGGTAATCGCTACATTTAATCCAATAGCCACGGCAACTGGAACAGAGGGCATTGCTGACGTAACTGTTAAATATTTACAAGATACTAATCTAGACGTAACCGATTCTTAAAGGAGTAAGACATGAGTTTTGCATCTGACGTAAAAGCTCTTACTACAAAGGATACGGGTCAAAAGATTAGTGGTAGAACCAGAATACAAGGTATTCAGTATGTGCATAACGCTAGTGCTGATATAACTCTCAGCAATGGTGATACTGCTACGGGAACTACCTTACTACAATTAACTTCTTCTAGTGCGATTGGCACGGAAGATGTTTTCATACCTGATAACGGTATATTGTTTGATTCTGGTATGCACTTAACTAACAGCAATACTGCTGCAATAACCAGCGTAACCGTATTCTATGTAGGTGGCGGCGAGACCTAATAATGGTCGAGAAGAAAAAACGAAAAGGAATGGGGATTAAAACCTCTGTGAAGTCGGGTAATTTTCGCCCGACTAAACAAGGTGCGGGCATGACTAAAAAAGGTGTGGCTGCATACCGCAGAGCTAATCCCGGTTCTAAATTAAAAACTGCTGTTACAGGTAAAGTTAAAAAAGGTTCTAAAGACGCAAAAAGGCGTAAGTCATTCTGCGCTCGTTCTGCAGGACAAATGAAACAATTCCCCAAAGCAGCAAAAGACCCTAATAGCCGTTTACGGCAAGCTAGAAGAAGGTGGAAGTGTTAATGGAAAAAGAAGAGATACAGAAAATCTTCAGAGGTGATATTAAAAGTGAAGTTGCTGTTCAGGCAAATGAGATAAAACACCTTCATTCTGACGTAGAGGATATGAAAGCTGATATAGAAGAAATTAAAAAATCTCTTGCAGAGATTCACAAAGTATTATCAGAGGCTAGGGGTGGTTGGAAAACATTGATGTGGGCAGCAGGCGCAGGAAGCGCTGTAACTGCTTTTATTATTGCAATACAACAAATTTTTTGGGGAAAGTAATGAATCAAAAAGAAAAAAAACGTCTTTTAAGTGTTGACGCTATACCCGCTGCAGGAAAGATGGATGAGTTTATAGAAAAAAGAATGCAAGCAAAATTCCCAAAGCTGTACCCTGATGATGAAGCAAAGAAAACAATGTCAAAAAAAGACAAGGCTGAGATTGATGCTTTTATGAAACGTTATGAAAAAGATAAAGATCTTACAGATGAGTTTAAGAAAAAAATTAGGGGGGAATTAGAAGACGGCTATGCACGGGTTAGAGGTAAATCAAAAGCTCAAAGTGGAGGCATGAAAGCCGGAGGTAAAGTAAAAGCTAAGAAAAAAACAACCAGAAAATTTAGAGGTGATGGTATTGTTAAAAAAGGCAAGACTAAATGTAAGATGAGATAAAGGAGGTTTAGGGTGGCATATTTAATTAGTAACATTCCGTATACAAAGGTTTGGATTAGAAAAGAATTTACACATGGACATCAAAAATATCACGGGGAGTTCATACATGGCTTGGCAGTCGCAGTCACAACAATGCCAGACCGATGCCTCAGTTTCCAAATCATCTTTACTGGGTGTGAGGAAGACGGAGAAGAAGTCGGACCTCATGGCGGAGCAATGTGGGCAAGGATGCCAATCACAGCCTTATGTGGCGACATCCCATTGGATGAGTGGCCGGAAAGAATGGAAACCCACCTCGCACAGCCGTGGGACTGTCCATCGCATTACCACTCCATTGTGTCCTTTGACAGGTGTAAGCCTAGCCCATGGTTATGTAAGATCGCCGGGGAGTTTCATACATCGAGATATTTATTTACAGTTGACTACACCAGAAGTGAAATCGCAGACTGTCCAGCCCAACATAAGCAGAGTCACGTTATGGTGTTAACAGACGGACCTTGGAAGGGCAACATGGTTGCATTACCCAACAATAGAGTTAGAGTTACAAGCCCTGCTCTTTGGGTTACAGGTGAAGGCGCACCTGATTTCAGACCCAGCCAACATACGCATTGTGCGGAGCAAGATGATTCGTACATGGATCCAGAAATAACATTTAATAATTTATACAAAGGAGATGAAGATGGCTAAAATGCCTATGATTAGAGATCCAAAAACAGGTAAAATGGTCCCAAGTTTCGCTATGGATGGTAAGGGAGCGGGAGATTTAAAAAAAGCAGCTAAAGGTGGCGCTATTAAAATGGCTAAAGGTGGTATGGCAGCTAAAGGAATGGCTAAAGGCGGTGCAGTAATGGCTAAAGGTGGTATGGCAGCTAAAGGAATGGCTAAAGGCGGCGCAATAATGGCTAAAGGCGGTTCTGTTAAGATGGCAAAAGGCGGTGCAGTAATGGCTAAGGGCGCCGAACCTATGAAGGGTATGAAGGGTATGAAAATGGCTGGTGGTGGTATGGCTAAAGGTTATAAAGCTGGTGGTATGATGGCTAAAGGCTATAAAGCTGGTGGTGTTGCAACCAAAGGTGGTACAAAGGGTGGCGTTAGCGGTGGTACAAAAGTAACCAGAGCTGATGGTATTGCGAAAAGAGGTAAGACAAGAGGAAGAAAAGTATAATGGCTGTTAAAAAGAAAAAAACTACTAAAAAGAAATCAGGGGCTAAACCCACAAACCCATCTTTATACGCTCGTGTAAAAGCTGAAGCAAAAAGAAAATTTAAGGTTTTTCCAAGCGCTTATGCTTCAGGGTACATAGTACGTGAGTACAAGAAAAGGGGTGGAGGGTATAGATAATGTCTCTAAAAGAATGGTTTGGTAAAGGTAAAAAAGGCGACTGGGTTGATATAGGTGCGCCTAAAAAGAAAGGTAAATACCAAGCCTGTGGACGCAAGTCTGCAAAAGGAGATAGTAAGCGAGCATATCCAAAATGTGTACCTAGGTCAAAAGCTAAATCCATGACTGCGGCACAACGCAAGTCTGCTGTTCAAAGAAAAAGGGCAGCAGGTAATCCGGGTGGAAAACCCACAAACGTAAAAACTATTTTGAAAAAAAAGAAAGGGACTAAGGGTGGAAGGAAAGTTTAGTTTTATACAAAAGCAGCTTGAAGCGTCTGAAAGATTATATGAAATAATGAAAAACGATCTTCGTGATCGAACTCAGCATCAGCTAAAGTATTTTGAATTAATGACTGAAACAACACACAGTTTAATTTTAAAACTAGATGGTCGAGACAAAGAAATAAAAGAATTAAAAAATAGGATAGAAGAGTTAGAAAAAGAAAGAAACAAAACTTTACTATATGATAAATCTTAATTAAAGGAGACTACTATGGAAGTTATTTTTAATACATTACAACAAGCTCAGAAATACGGTATTGAGCAAGCAAAAAGCGCTATAGATTTTAATTCTCGTGCTGCTAAAGCAGTTATAGACCACTGTGCAACAAGTTTAGATTGGTGGAAAGATATACTATCTAAAAAAGATAAGTAGTGTGGAGTAAAAAGTACAAGCGCTCTATTGACTGTAAAAATCCAAAAGGGTTTAGTCAAAGGGCGCATTGCCAAGGAAGAAAGAAACGTGCGGAAATCAAATCCAAGAATACCAAGAAAACCCGGTCAACCCGCAAGGTCTAAGAAACATTCTGATTTATATACGGATGAGAACCCCAAGGGTACGATAAAAGGATTAAAGTTTGCCACACGAGAGGATGCAGTAAAAAGTGTAAGTAAGATTAGAAATAGCGGTAGATCAAAGGCACATAAGATACAAGCTGCTATCGCTATGGAGCAAAGAGCCAGAGTTATGGGTAAAAAAGATGCTGCTGGTGTTTACAGAAAATATATAAATAGCGTGAAAGCAAAGAAATAATGGCTACTACAGACACAACAAGTTTTAATTTAGATCTTAATGAATTAGCGGAAGAAGCATTTTCACGATGCGGAACCGAGATGCGTACTGGATATGACCTTAAAACAGCCAGACGCTCCTTAAATTTATTGACTATTGACTGGGCTAACCGAGGCATAA